ATGGCACGCTCAACCTGAGCCAGCGTTGGCATGACCTCACCCTCTGTGCCCGGTACTTCAGGCAACGCAGCTGATTCTTGTTTTGGCAGCTCGTACTGAGTCACTGGTGGTGGCGTGTCGTCGTGATCCTGCCGCTCTTCAACCACACCCAGACCCTTCAGTAGATCGGGGTAGGCATCGCGCAGGCAGTACGCACGAGCACGCATCTGGAGCATCCGCTTGGGGTGCTTCTTCCAGTTGAACTTGGTAGAGATGCCTGCCTGTACAGCGTCGTCCATGGAGTAGGAAGCCGTCACTGGATTGGGATCACCTTCACGTTGTGTTGTGCAGGTGGCAGTTTTCCCATCATCGGAGATTTTTTCTTCGATCCAGAGACATTTGGGGGAGGCTCGTACTACTCCTATGAGACCATCGCCATACAGACAGGGCTTACCCTCGATCACAGCGATGGACTGGATTGCCTGAAACGGCTCCATACCCAGCTCTGCGCCCATGTTGATTGCCACGAAGACATCATTGGGCCTACCCACGTAATCAATGGGTACGAGGTTCGAGCACGCCAGAGTATGCGCAATGCGTTTGGCTATCTCGTACTTGGCGAATGCAGGGTCAGCCTGAATCGTCATATCAACGATTTCAGTTGGCATCTCTTCGGTGCCCTCTGTCCTGACCAGATCACTGGTCTTCTTGGCGCGAGACTTCTTCTTCGCGACCTTCTTCTTCGCCACTTTTTTCTTGGTGGTTTTCTTTGCTGCTTTGTCGGTTGTCATTCGATCATTTCCTTACTGCTGCTTCCAGTGCCTTGCACTTGGATTCCAGTGACTCCAGTAGCAGTACGTTCGGTACTGATGTGGGTGCTGCCTGTACATTGTCTGCGACAGCTTTTGCTTGTGCGTTTACTGCATTGATTTCGGCGTTCATTGTTATGTCCTCAATAGTTGCAAGATTAGTGTTGCGGCATCTTCGTTGATGTAGTCAGTCTCACGACTGTACGGTGTGCCGTCTTTGTCTTTGAAGCCAACGTAGTAACCGTGAGGCGAGTACATGACTTCAGGTTTGGTGCCGGGATGCTTGGCTCCCGACAGGACCGTCTCACCGGGGATCACGATTGATCCTCCAGCTTGATTACAGTGCCTTCCTCGATCGCCTTGGTTGCTGCCACTGGTAGCTTGGCAGCGTGCCGGGTCACGATGAAGGTGTTCTCTTTGACCTCGAAGGCTTTGCGGGTTTGCTCTTTGCGGGTGTATGCCGAACCATCTGGCAGCATCCCGATTGCGCTCTCACCCATGAGCATTGCGATGCGGTTTTTGCATCCGTCAACGACCTTCTCGAAGATGAGCCTTTGTTCATTGGCATCCTTCATCACGTTGTGATATTGCTGCGCCACTTCTGGCAGCTCAAGGACCTGCCCATTGGTGCCGGGGTAGAAGTTCTTGAGGAAGCGCGTGGTGGCAGCAGACTGCCATTCTGGTTCTGGCGCGACCTTGTTCTCGACGCGATCCCAGAACTCGGTCTCAGCTTCGATCAGTTGGTCGATGATGTCTTGGATGGGGTTGATGCGGTACATGCGGAAGTCGCGGTTGCCGATCAGCACAGCCAAGTCCCAGACATCGTAGCCGGTGACAGCGAGGTAGTGCTGCACCTGACACATGATGTATGCGGGGATTTCATTTGAGCCAGACTCACCCCACCCATCTGCTCGTGCTGCGGTCTTGGCTTCAAAGCCGATACGCATCTCTTCACCGACAACCTTGCGGTCGATATTGGCGAGCATAAAGGGGTGCTCTTTCGAGCGGATCATGTTGTTGGCTTTCTGGATTTTGTAGCCAGTCTCTTCAGCGTAACGATCGCTGACTGGCTGTTCGAGAACGCTACCCCAGTAGCGCGATTCCCTCAGAAAGTTTGGGTCTTCTTCGGGTGCTTCGCCTAGCTTATCCAGATAGAGTTCGTAAGCTGTCTTGAAGGGGCTGATGCCGAGAACGGTTGCTGCATCTGAGCCACCAATTCCTGAGCGACGTTCTTGAAGTTGTTCTTTTGTGAGTGCCATACGGCTAATCTCCTGTTAATTCACACTGCCTACCAATGTGGTTCAGGGTAGTATGCCTGAGCGCTGGCAAAAGTCAACACTCAGTGGTAAAGTTTCATCCACTAATGATAAATCAAACATGCGAGATACAAATGGCTGACACCCACACGTACTACGGACCAAGCGTACGTGTCGATTCCAATCCACCCCACGTAAACGTCATCAGGCGCTTTCGTGAAGAGTTGAGAATGGATCGGCGCGAGTTCGCTGAGTTGCTGGAAGTGAATGTCGATACGTTGCGCGTCTGGGAGACACAAGGGAAGAGTAAGCCAAGGGGTCAAGCAGCCCTAAAGATTATGGATGTAGCGAAACGCAACGACTACCCCATGAGCATTGAAGAAATTTTTGACAGGGAGTGAGTCTCTGGTGTACAAAATAAAAGAAGCCCCGATGAGCGAGATATTCACCGGGGCTTCACATCTGGTAAAGGTTGACCGCCGACCAGACGCATACGAGTCTACACGAATCTACAGCGATCTAACAAGCGGCAACCCCACCAGCTTTCGCTGAGTATCGGGGTGACTACGTTCCTCAGCCAAAGTATCCAGCCACCTTCCGGGTCGAACCGTGCGGGATCAGGTGGTCAGAAGGTAAGCAGCGCGGCGTGTGTACCGGCTCTCGAAAGCTCTCGAAGTAGCAGTTCACAGATGAGACGTTTTGACCTACTGGGTCAGGGTCTCGTCTGCCCGGATCAAAGATCGAAGCTGCAAAAGAACTTAACAAACAGATACTACTTATGATTACTCCGTGGGACTGGCAATGGGACATTATCAACCAAGTGAGACAAGCGGTTGCCGCTGGTCACAGGAAGATTCTCGTGGTGGTTCCTACGGGTGGTGGCAAGACAGTCATCGCAGCTCAGATCGTAAAACTTGCTGCGGAGAAGTTTCGTCGTTCCCAGTTTCTTGCCCATCGCCGCGAGCTTATTTACCAGTGCGCTGACAAGCTCGAAAAGTTCGGCGTAGACCACGGTATCCTGATGGCTGGTGAATACCCATACGGCGCAGCTGATTGTCAGGTCTCCAGTATCCAGACGGTCACAGCTCGATGTATCACAACGGAGAAGATGCCGCTCCCCAATTCTGATGTAGTTATCATTGATGAAGCTCACCGCTCGCTCGCACCGACCTACATCACGCTGATCAACCACTATGGTGAAGCTGTGGTCATAGGGCTGACGGCTACTCCCATACGAAGCGACGGCAAAGGCTTGGGTCACGTGTACGATCACATGATTCTGGGTCCGAGCATCGGCTGGATGATCGCTCATAATTACCTCGTTGAGCCGAAGACGTTCGCACCCACCATACCAGACCTGACAGGTGTCAGGATCAGGGGTGGTGACTACGACCCGCAGGACCTTGAGAACGCAATGAATCGCCGTGAGCTGGTGGGCGACATTATCCAGCACTGGTGGAGGCTTGCGCACGACAGACCGAGCATCGTGTTTGCCAGCGGCGTGAAGCACTCGATCAACATCCGTGACGAGTTCATTAAGCAGGGCGTGAGAGCTGCGCACATCGACGGTGACACCGACATCAAGGACCGCAAGTCAATCATCGAAGACCTGCGCACTGGTCGCCTGCAAGTGGTGACCAACTACGCTGTGCTGACAGAGGGTTTCGATGAGCCAAGACTGTCAGCAGGCATCCTCGCACGAGCGACGAAAAACATTGGCCTGTTCATGCAGATGGGCGGCAGGATTCTCAGGCCATGGGAGGGTAAGACAGATGCTCGCTTGATCGACCATAGCGGTAACGTCTACGAGCACGGCTTCCTGCAAGACGAAAAAGACTGGGTACTGGAAGAGGGTAAGGCTCTCACCACCAACACAGCAGAGCGGCAACGAGAGTTCGATGAAAAGAAGCCGATAACCTGTGTCGAGTGCGCAACTGTTTACTCAGGTCAGATCAACTGTCCGCACTGTGGTCACGTGCCAGAGAAGAGGGGTAGGTATGTCGAATCACGAGCAGGTGAGTTGATGGAAGTTCGAGCAGAGGCACGACGCACAGCGAAGGCGAGGAAGTTCACGCCAGAAGAGCGTGAGATGTGGTACAGATCAATACTACGAATCGGCATCAATAAGCCGAAGGTGAACAACGTGTACGGCTGGGCCGCGCACAGATACAACAAGAAGTTCGATGAGTGGCCTGAGAAGTGGTTCTCGAAAGAGGCTCTCGATGAGGCGCTACCAGAGGTCGCGTCATGGCAACGTGGCAACGACATCAGGTACGCAAAAGCAATGGAGGCGAAAGCAAAACGTGAAGAAGAAGAAGCAACCCAGACCAGCGGCGCTGGTTAAGACAGTAAAAGACAATCGAGTGAGGATGATGGCAGATCGACTGGCGATCCTGCTGGTGATCTGTAATGCCAGAGACGGAGACGACTGGAACCCATGGATGGGCGAAGAGATGTATGACGGTCTCGACCAGCTTGGTGATCAGGTTCGCAAGATGAAGGACTACGATACAGCGAAGAAGATTGTGCGACTGTGGATCGAGAAGCAGGACAAGCGCAGCAGGGAGATGTTCAGTGAGTAATATCGCATATAACGCCAAGGTCACAATGCACGAAGCGAAGTGGACAGACGTGGACGGCAGCACCGTGACGTTCAAGCTACCCATGGGTGGCATGGAGGGACAGCGCAACCCATTCGAGAAGTTCACTAAGCGCAGGAAGGGGCGAGCTGGGACGCGCTTCGCGATGATCTGCTACGAGATTCAGAATGATTGTCAGGGTCCGATGGTCTACAAGGACGAGGCGATGCTGACAGGCTGGAACGATAGCCAGTCCAACGGGCACACCGTGAAGTTCTGGCTATGTAATGACGGCATGGGTCATCCGTTCGATGGATACGAACGCAAGAAGGATCGCTTCGTTGTCGCTCTGGTCGAGCTGGACGACGATCAGGAGACGATCGACCAGAAGATGAGGGATAAGGTGGAGAGGGCGAAGAAGCGCCCCTCAGAGCGCCCCAGTTATGTTGCTGCCATGTTGTGCAAGAACGAAAGGTTCTGGGAGTGGCTGCGGTCAGTACATGATTATGCAGTAAACAACGAAGACGATGCGCGTATAGCGATGATGGCGATACTCAACCTTGTTGGTGAGTCTCGCAGTATCCTCGATAAGATCGAGCATCAGGAGCGCCGCTTTCATGCTCGTGTCAGGGTTCCGTTTGTGGAGTGGCAGGCTGAGCAAGGAGACCCATTTTGACGTTCTTTATCGACCTAACACCAAACCAAATTCACATGGCTGCATCGCACGCGATTCTCAGGCGCTACGAGAAGCACTGTGGTAGGCGAGGCGACAGACCAGAGATCGAAGACTCAGACTGGAACAACGAAATCGAGGGCGCGTGCTGCGAGCTGGCTGTAACCATCTGGCAGGGGATACCATGGACAGGTGTCGGGGGCTTGCGAGCAAAGGACGCTGGTGAGTTCGAGGTGAAGTGGACTCGGCACAATGGCAGGGGTGGACTGATTGTTCACAAGCACATGGATGATGACAGCAAGTACATCCTGTTCGATGGCAAAGCCCCACGGTACACGTTTGTTGGGTGGGCCTATGGTAGGGATGCCAAGCAAGAGAAATACTTGCAGAAAGCAGGGTATTATCTGATGCCACGCGACCATCTTAGAAAGAACATAAATGTCAAAGACGCTTCGACAACAGATAGCGGTCAGTAAACACGAGAAGAGCCTGAGAGGTCTTCGCTGCGTCGTCTCTCGATCGCCATTCGTAACCCTGCACCATTGTCATGGTGGCAGTATGAAGTTCGCGAACTGGCACGTAGGTATGGGTCAAAAGCAGAACCCGTTCCTTCAAATCCCACTCAATGACAAGTATCATGTGGGGGAATTCGGCATTGACTCTGGCTACGGGGTCGAGAGCTGGGAGCGAGACTTTGGCACACAGATGGAACACCTCACATGGGTAAACGACCAACTTCCGTACAATCTCTTCGCAGAGGCAGTGTGGTGGGAAAAAGAAAATCGCCCAAATACTCCAACAGGAAAGTTGAGTTCGACGGACATAAGTTCGACTCCAAGCGAGAGTGTGAGCGATACAAAGAGCTGAAGGCGCTTGAGAAAAACGGCAAGATCACTGAGCTGGAGTTGCAGCCAAAATTCTGGCTGAGGTGTGGCAACAAAGACATCCTGATCAAATCAGATCGCTACCCCAACGGACGGAGAGCCAGCTACAGGGCTGACTTCTCTTTCATTGATGACAGGGGTGATGAGCACGTCGAGGACGTTAAGGGCTTCGATACGAGCGGCTCACGGCTCAGGAGAGCTATTGTCGAGGCTGAGTATGGTATCAGGGTCGAGATTGTGAGATAGTTCATCTGATTGCTGACACGCAATTGATCGGAAACATTGTTATCAAGTAAACCTCCAATGACTCAGGGCAGGCTTAATCACCTGCCCTTTTTTTGTGGCAAAAGAAAGCCGGGTTGTTACCCGGCAATGTGGTGTGATTGTCCCGCTCTTGTCAGTGGCTATCTCCCAGCTTCGGCTAACATAGGGAGAGTCTGAGCCTGTTATTCGGGCATGATGTTTGAAAAAAAGAGCCGCCCAAATCAATCAAGGCGGCTCTCTGTTACCCCGGACAGCGCACTCCGCTACCGGGTGGTGGTTTCAGTTTAGCCGACCACGCGCAGCTTCGTCTTTGGTGCAGGTTTGATCGCTTCCTTAGCGATGTCTACAAGAGCCTCAGAGCTGTGCATCCAGCGCCCATTATCGGTGACCTCAGCGCCATGATCTTCCAGCGCTTTCTCAACCAGAGCGTAATCCTCTTTGTTGAGAGTGAAGTTGATCTGCCGCCGATTTTCAAGCAGCTGCTCAATCTTGTTGGCTATGGCACGTTTACCGACCTTCTGGGTTGCCCCGATTAGGTACTCAGCGACACGAGTGAAGCTGAACGTCTTGATCAGGTCAAGCGCCTCTGTCTTATTGTAGCCCAGACGCTTGAAGTTGCGGTACGTGTTGTAGTACTTGCTTGCGGTGCTTGTCGTGAACGACAGTTCCTCTGCGACGAGATGACCGAACGACTCATAGCCGAGGACATCCCAGAGCTTACTGTGCTCTATTGCTGACAGAATCTGTCCCATCTCGAAGAACGCACCAGTGACCTGTTCGTCAAGGCTGATGAGTCTGTCAAGAAGGTTTTCTGCATACACCTTTGGTGACATTTGTGACATTGTTTTCTCCAGTAAAAGGGGCTGAGGTTGCAAAGCTAACAGAGCCTCATTTAAGCCAACTCTAGGCACCCCGGTTGATTTAAGCAGCGACAGGTTGTGCCAGTGCTATGCGTTGCCACTGAGCGGTGTTGAGATCAATGATCTCTGAGCCAATCTGTTCCAGCTCACATGCTCGCTCGTAGTCAACCTCATCGCTGTTCGCGATCTTCGTGACTGCGTTGAGCAGACCCCACTTAGTGAAGTCACCATCCTGAAGGAAGTTGGAGATGACGCTTTTCTTCTCGTCCTCTCGAATATCAACCTGCTTCGCGAGCTGATCAACACCTGCAAAGGCATCTTCAACTATGATGGTGTCTTTCGTGTCCCGAAGAGCATCACCCATCTTGGTGACGTTCTCAGGGTTCGTCAGAGCGGTCAGTGCGTCGTTTACCTCAGCAATGATCAGCTCATTCTGCTTGCGCTTGGTCTCATCTGAGAAGACCTCGAAGTCACCGTTGGCAATAAGCTCGCCGCCGAGGTGAATGCGCTTCGTCTTGAAGATTCCAGTCTTGCCGAAGACACACCCGTTGAGGCAATAGTCCCGGTAGAAGAAACCCTCGGTTTCCATTGATCCCATGCCGGTCTCACTGTTCTTGATGACAGCACCGGGACGTACAATGTCCGGGCTTCCATCACGCAGCGTTCCAATCTCTTGCGCCAGACTGTCATCAGTGAACAGTACCTTCAGGTACATGCGGTTCTCTGAGATGTTAGAGCTGAGCATCTGGTTGGGGATGTCGCCTTTGACGAGAGGCGGCAGTACCTGTTCCAGAACCTGATCGTTGTCGATCATCTTGTAGCGATTGGAAAGGAAGGCACGAGCGACCGCTTGACCATCTTGTTCGATGGTGCGCAGTAGCCGTGTTTGAGGCTCACGCTCGAACAGAGCATTCACCTGTTGCATCACCAGATCACGGTGATCGTTCAGAAGTCTGAAGTAGTACTTCAGGGGAATCTGAAGTCGCGCTGAGATTTGCCGGTGACAGTTGTCACTGATCGCAAAACGCTCCAGCTCTGATTCACCTTCTTTGCGCAGTACAATAGCAACCTGATTGGGCAGTTCTTCTGCATCTACCATGGCAATTGCTTCCTCGGTATTTGCAACGAAGTCCCGCTTCGTCTTTTGCTGCTCAACCACGGTGGTGAGAAGGCTTTCGAGTGACATTCCACGTTTCATATTTTGTTCTCCTAATAGTGTCACCGGACAGCCCGGTGAGTTCGTTAATTATCGGTGTTGTTCCAACGGAAGTCAACACCTAATGGTAATTATTTATCATCAACTGCTAATCTCTTGGGGGCAGTTCCCCTTCTGGGTCGGGTGGGTTGCGATACAGTGGTGATGCTTTCGGATCGTTGATCGCATACTCCAGCAACTTCAGGTAAGAGTCCGACATCGCACGATGCGACGGACTACCGTCTGGCTGTAGCCATCGTGTGACGGTAGAGATTCCAACCTTCAGGTGCTTGGAAACCCAGCGCCTGCTCAGTCCATAACTGGTCATAGTCCTGTGCAAGCGCTGGCTGTTGTCCCGGCCCCTGCCGAGTTTATTCATGTGTACCTCCTTTGAGCCACACCGTCCGACCGTCCTCCAGTTCAATGATGGTGTAGCTGTGTGTTATGCACCGGACTATTCCCGGCACCCCTTTGTGAATGACCTTCTCACCGCTATGAAACTCTGCCGGTGGGTTCTCATCCCAAGCGTCAGCGAAGCCGGACATCAGACTATTGCCTGATCAATCGCTTCGCATACCGAGGATTTACCCTCTTCCTTGAAGCTCTCGAACTTGGCATCATTCTCTGCCGTCTGTTCGTTGTAGAACTCAGTCTCAAGCTGGTCCTGCTCAGCCTCGTGCTCACGCTCAGCGTCATTACGATCGTCCTCTTCCTCGAACTCTGAGTCATCGAAGTCCTCGCGTTCGTAGTCTTCATCGTCAGGCTCTTCAGGCTCATCGAGGCAGTCTATGTCAGAGATAGCGCTATCCAGTGCGTCGATCCGCTCTTGAAGAAGTTCGCCTGTCGGTGCGTACTGGAGCTGCTCTGGCATGTTATCCAGACTGTCCTGTGTCTCCGACTGAAGCTCTTCGAGCTGACCCTTGATGTCATCGAGCATTCCTTCCCAGTCGCTATGCTCTTCGAGCGTGTACCCCTCGACCTCTTCCTGTATCGAATACAGGGTGCCGAAGTATGCAGACTGTGTGAGCTGTGACTGCTTGGGAGGTGTCAGTGAGTAGCGCTTGCCACCGTACCGAAACTTCCACCAGTAGTATGACTGTCCCTTCTTACAAACCGGATTATCTTTCCGGGCTTTCTTTACAAATGTGACTCTAGGCATTGTTATCTCCATCTTCTATAAATTGTGTGCCGCTTGTGTTGTACGAGACTAGAATCTTCGACTCAAGGTCGCGCAGCTCTATGTATCTCGTCCTCCATACACTCGTTTCACTCCATGCTGCCTCATCAGGAATCTGCTGAATCTCAGCCCTGACGAACTTCAGCATCAGCATCAGCTCGCTACGGCTTAGGGTGATTTTGAACTTATCTGTAAGTACCCTAGGCATCGTCTTCTTCCTTGATCTTCTCGACTCTGATTCCGTACTCTTTTTCTTCGAGTATCTCTCTCAGGGTTGAGACAAACTTTTGGTCAGCTTCGGTCGGTACACTACTGTTGCTGAACGTGTAACCGAAGAACCTATTCATCTGATCATTCAGCATGGAGCGAACCATAGCTGTGAGCAGTTCAGTCAGGTCGGTAATCTCACCAGCCTCTCTGGTCTTGTAGCGAGTTCCTGTTTCAAATTCCTCGACCACAGTAACCAGCGTCTGATGGAACCCGCGACCGTAGTCTCGCGCCTTGACACCATAAGTAAAGTTGCCGTTACGGTTCTCACGCTCGATCGCATCAGTGACCCGGTAGAAGTTTTCGTTCTCGATTGAAACTCCATCGAACTCTTTGAGCATGTAGTTCATCTCATGCTCACCATTCTCTGCCAGATCACGAAGCGGTTTCAGGAAGCGATCTTGGATAGCTTCGTCCTCTACCATCAAGGCGCTGTACTTAGCACGTATACGTGTTTCTTCTGCGCTTGCCTTGTTTTCTTTTTCGCGCTTCTCGGCAGCAACCTCTTGGTTGAACTTGCGTACTTCCTTCTGCATCTCAGGTGTAGCCAGAGATACGGACGGAGATGATCGTGAGTAACCTGCGCCAACCTCTCTGCCGTTACTCTTCATGAAGCGTTTCGGCTTGCTGCTCAAGTTCTCAGCAGCAACGGTGAATTGTTTCTCGGTGACCCGAATTACTTCGAGCGGCATCGAGTAGTGACCCCGAAAATTCTTGCCGAATCCGGCTGTAAAGAGGTAGACCTTTTGTCCGACCTCGATATTCTTTCTTTCAAGTCTGTTCATCATCGTCTTATCCTATTAGTGTGCGCTCACCCTCCGTGAGCGGTTCATACATTCTGGTGTAGGCTTCGATCTCGTAACTGACATTCATGTAGCCGACAGTCCAGAGTTCGTAGTAGTAGCGGATGTTCCACATCAGCCAGCCTTCACGTTTTGCTTGGTAGTAGTGAATCAGCTCATGCTTGATGAGCGCATCACGACTCCACTTCTTCTTCCCGGTAAAGGTCATGATTCCGAGGAAGGGTAGGGCATGAAATTTTGCCGGGTATCCTTCCATGAACCAGCGACCAAAGCGGGTTCGTTCCATGTTGTAAATCACTATCAGTTTCATCATTCTCCCTGTTCAAGTTGAATGGGCCTTTCACCCAACCGGACGTTCTATATTTTTGTCTGCTGGTGCTAAACGTCTAAGGCGCACCTGTTCTGTTTCGTTTGGTGCCGGGAGCGGGGGTCGAACCCGCACGGCTTTCGCCAACAAATTTTAAGTCTGCTGTGTCTACCAATTCCACCATCCCGGCTGAAAATCTGCGCCCCTCGGCTACTGCTCTCGACTTACGTAGCTGGTTGTGAGTGATCGCGTGGAACCCAACAACCTTCGAGGGACGACTTTAGACAATCCATGGCTCGTCCTAACCAGTGATCCGTGCTGAATCCGCGTCCCGCTGTTATCACCCACGGTACTCGGCTTACAGTCCACACATCACATGATGTTTGGTGCCGAAGAAGGGACTCGAACCCTTACGTCTTACGACACTGGATTTTGAATCCAGCGTGTCTACCAATTCCACCACTTCGGCGTAGTGTCGGTTTGGTTGCCTTAATTTCTTGTGGTAACCCATCGCGTGGATGCCACCGACGAAACGCACTATAGTTCCATTGGAACGTCATGTCAACACTTTTTGTGAAAAAAATATCAATCAGTGATAAATTCATATTCCAGCCCCCAATGGTAGAATCGCTACATGGCACATCGGAAACACCTCAGCCCCAGATTGCGGCTGTTCTGTGCGAATTACGCCAAGACACAGAACGCTTACCGCTCAGCGATTGACGCTGGATATTCAGAGAAGTACGCGAAAGCTCACTCAGGCAAGATGCTGGAGAGACCAGAGGTCGTTGCTGAGATCAAGCGGATCAGAGCACGGCTTACAGAGCAGGCAGATAAGTCTGCCACAGATGTCGTCAACGAGTTCTCGAAGATCGCATTCACCGACCGGGTGGACTTCCTGAAAGAAGACCCACTGATGACAGGTCAGTGGATGTACAAGGCACCTGACGAGCTGACAGAGCAGCAGAGGGCTGTTGTCGAGAAGGTGACGTACTCGATCCATGAGTTGAACACGGTCAACGAGCACGGTGATGTGGTTCCGGTGTTCCGGCAAGAGTTCAATTACATCTTTGCAGACAAGACCAAAGCACTTGAGAGCATGGGCAGGCACTTCGGTATCTTCGATGACAAGATCAAGCTGCAACTGCAACGACAGAATCCATTTGCGAACGCTACTCCAGCCCAGCTCGAAAAGCTGAAGAAGTCGTTCATCACCACCATGAATCAACCAGACGCAAAATCGCCAGCGTTGATCGAAGGAAAAGCGGAAGCCAAAAAATGAAGAACAGAACGTGTTACCTGATGGTAACGGACCTCGCAGTAGAGGAAGGGGATGCAGGGCTTGAGTGGGGTGTCAGCTACGGGCTGGAAGAAGGCGAAGAGCTGCCAGAAGACGTTGAGGAACTCACAGAGGCACAGTTCACGGTGTATCAGGTACTACAGATTCTGAAGGGTGTGTTCGAGGATGCAGAGATCGGTCACATCATGGGTGAGAAGCCATCTGGTTTGATTGTTCCGGGCGGCATGAAAGAGTAAACTGAACGATCAGACAAACAGAGGGGAAGAGCATGAGAGCCAGCTGGAGAAAGCCACCGGGACCACTAGTCATGAAGCCACCCGTGCAACGTGCTCTTACCCCAGTCGCACCAGAGGCGGCAGTGTCAGCCACGCAGAAGCCACTCGGAAAACCAGTGGGACCAGTCAGCCCTGTTGAGAACGTGGTGAACTCATCCATGTCACAGAGGGGCGGCACGATCGGCAAGGCCCTGCGCGGCAAGATGAGGACCAGATGAGGACCGGAATCAAGTGGGCAATCGCCCTACTGATCCTCGCTATCATTGCAATGATGGTTGTGCCAGCCGTGTATGGCTGGTTCCACATGATGTAATGGCGTTCGGGTGATAACGAAGGCGCAGTGGGATGGCGCTGACCCTGATGTGAAGTGGGACTTCTTTCCAAACCTATGAAGCGCGGCTACGAAATCGACCTCGAATATTTGTGCAAAAACCAGCGCTTTTCACCTTCTCAGGTGGTATCATCTGAGCTAGTATATCCAAAGGGCGCTGTGCCCAATTCGCAGCTCATTTGGATCAGGATCGAACTGACCAACAAGGAGCGTCAGTTTGTGACGCTGGCGCTGACCGACTTCCATAAGTACATCAAGCTGCCAGAGTCGAACATTGGTGGATGGACGGATGGCGAGATCGGATCAGATTATGCAGGACTTGACCCCCGGTACAAGGTTGTCGATCAAGGGGGCAGCGACAAGGTATAGCTGTTCGTACAGCACAGCGCAGAAGTCGTTGCGTTCATTGTGGCGACAGAATTTTCTAAGCAGAACAACTATCGACGGTCTGCTTTGGTATGAAGGCAGACAGGAGAGATTGATATGAAAACAGCGGAGAGGGTTAATCTTGCACTTCAGGTTGGTGCAATAATTATTTTCTGCTTGATGTTCGCGACGTTCCCAGCGTTCGCTGGAGGCGACGACGACGATTGCAGGCAGGGACACAGACAGTGCGGTCACGATAACGGAGACGGTGGTGGAGACCAAACCCAAGGACAACAGCAAGGACAGGCCCAAGGGCAGCAACAAGGGCAAGGCCAGACGCAAAGTCAAACAGCTGAAGCAAGCGCAGCAGCGGCAGCAGCTGCCAACGCCACCTCCACCTCCACCGCAGATTCGACCTCGACCGCGAGTGGTGGCGCTGGCGGTCAGGGGGGCGCTGGAGGACATGCGGAGAACAGCAATACTGTCGGAGATACGCAGGCAACTGGAGGAAACGCCGAAGCCGCAGGTGGAAGTGTCGGAGACATCAACGTCAACACCGGAAACAATATCCCAGCCAACACCACCCACAAATCAGACATCCGAATAGAGAACACCCCGGATACTGTGACGATCACACCGGGATCAGGTGACAGGTGTAAAGCACACATCGGTGCCAACCTGTCGATCCCCGGACTCGGCACAGGTCTGACGATTCCACTACCCGGCAAAGAGTGCCGCAAGCTCAACTACTACGATCGCATGATTGCCATCGGAGACACGAACGCGGCTGAGATCATCTTCTGCTCACTCAAAGAGGTGAAGACAGAGTTCAGGACACTGGACCTGCCGTGTCGAGAGACGCTCTCCATCCACGTAGACGTGCCTACTGTCGGTAACGTGCTGCTCTCTGAGGATGAGTACAACGATCTACTGCTGGCTCAGGTTCAGCAGGAAGAGGTTGAGGAACTCGAAGACAGGTACATGGAGCAGCAGGCGCTCATTGATGACCTGAAGGAAGAGATCGCTGATCACGATCTTGAGCAGGAAGAGATCGACCGACTAAAGCGACAAGCGGCTGAGCTTTCCGCAGCACAACAGGCTCGTGAAAAAGAGAGAGCTGACTTCCGCGCTATAGCAAAGGCCCGGTTAAAGGCACGTGAAGAGCAGGGGTCAGACGAGGAAGACCCGAATGAGTGACGACAAGGCAGAAGCGGTAGATAAGCTGGCAGACATCATCAAGATAATGATTCGTGGTTGGCCTATCTACGGTGTTGTGGTTGGACTGATGTGGGGCTACGGCGAACTGTGGCTCGACAAGAAGATCAGTGACGCGATCGAGGCTGAGACGCTGAAGCAACCAGCACTGGTGACGCTCACAGGCGCTGTGCAGACAAACACCGGAGCAATCACCCGTGTCGAGGGTGCGGTTGGTGAGGTCAAGAGAGAGGTTGAGGTTGTCGAGGAAGACACCAAGGCAATACTGAGGATGATGGCAGAGTGAGCGAAGTCACAGACATCAGGAAGCCTGACCGCATTTGCATGGACTGTGGCAAGACGTTCATGGAGACGCACTCAGGCAACCCTGACACGGTGAATGAGGACGAGGTATGCCCACGGTGCTCCAGTGTCAATCACATCGAGTACGTGGAGGCTGAGCATCAGGACATTGAGATAGAGGTGCCAGACAACTACAGGCACCCACTCGAAGACAAAGCACGAGAACTGTTCGACAGGGTGACAGCCCTGACAGGATGGCGAGAAGCAAAAGTTCGGCTGTGGTTCCAATTGCAGAACCCACTACTCGGCAACGTCAGCCCTGAGTGGATGCTGCTGAACGGTAAGGCTGACAGACTGGAGCGTTTTATTTCCGAAGCAGAGGTACTGCGAGATGAGCATACATGAGTACATTGATTTCACCCTGAAGCTAATTGGCATAGCAGCAGGGACTTACTTCTGGCTGGCTTACCTGACATGGGAGCTGACCTACTACCAGCGCAAGGACGACAAGAACCTGCGGTGGTGGGAGAAGCCTCGTGGCTGAGAACCCAGACAACAAAGATTACATCGGTCTTGGTATACAGCAGATGATGGTCGTCAAGGACGCTGAGACAGGCGAAGAGGTAGGACTAAAGATGGAGCAGCGCTTTCTGGTTCCGCAGCAGGGGATGCTGCGCTTCGTGGAGAAGGAAATAGACAACCACGGCACACCAGCCCTTGCACGTGTTCTCCAGCAGTACCAGTGGTCCTCTGAGCAGGGTCAGTTCGACTGGTACGACATCCCATTGGTGGAGCTATGAAATACCGTAAGAAGCCAGTGGTGGTTGATGCGATGCAGCTGCCAGCTGATGGAGCTGATGCCAGCGATGAGCTACTCACCTTCCTGCACGAGATGGGTGAGAACTGGAGCAGTGAGCGTGATGGCTCTATAGCGATCCATGACACTTTCGAGGGCGTGATGGTGGCAGACCCCGGTGACTGGATCATTAGGGGCGTGAAGGGTGAGTATTATCCTTGCAAGCCAGACATCTTCGAGAAGAGCTACGACATGGCATGGGAAGCCACCATGACGCATGAGCGCTGGACAGAGGTGGAGAAGAACCAAGAGCTGAAGCTGACTGCTCAGGAGATCGCAGACGGCTGGCACTTCTGTCCTGAGTGGGACGGTCTGCTGGTCAACAGCAACGACGAGGAAGGCGAGGGTGCTGCCTGTATCTGCTCATGAACAGACGTGACTTACTGAAGGGATTGATGGCTGGTGGCGTGATCGTCGCTGGTGAGCTGTGGATACCCGGCAATAAGCTGATCTCGATACCCACTGGCAAGGTGTTCACTGGTGTTGATCTGGCACTGAAGGGAGAGGTTGCCACGATTCAGGTCATGGAGGTGATGCCGGGTGACAGGGTGCGCGTGCTGGTTAATTACGACGATGGTCCTGACCCAGTGGAATATATCGTCGGTGAAGTCATGGGGAATGAGGTAAAAATAGAGGTGCCACTGCGAGATGAATTCAAGGCTGACGTTGAGGTGATCCATGTCAGACCGGGAGACCTATACACACGTTTTGTTACTGGAGAGATGAATCCCAGTGGCCTTGAGCATCAGGCGATCATTCAGGCCAACAAGAGCGTTGGATGCAGACCAGTAACTCCCCGCTATGAGCGCCCAGAGTATGTGTTCGAGGACCTGTCGTGAAAGAGCTACACCTGACAAAGAAGGACTTCAAGCTGGAGTGGTACTCCGGGGAGGGTAAGGGTGGACAACATCGAAACAAGCACGAGAATTGCTGCCGCATTACACACATTGCCACTGGGATTTGTGCAGTCGGCACTGCAAGTAAGAGCCGAGTCAGCAATCAAAAATCTGCATTCAATCATCTCGTCGCCAGACTGCTGGACCATTACGGAGACGGACCTAAGCCGCGTGGCGAGGATGGTGAGCGAGTGCGAACGTACCACGCAGAGCGCAACGAAGTGCTTGATCACAGTTCGGGGAGGACGATGCGGTACAGCGACGTAGTGGTCAAAGGCAACATCGGACCCATGATCGAGGCACGCAGGGAGAGCTGTAATGAGTGACACACCACTGAAGGACCCAACCGTCAAGCAGAGTGGCTTCGAGCCACTGGATGGAGTGTGGGAGCCGCTATGTACACACCATGAGCACAATGCTCCAACACACCTCGTGGTGCCACCGGGTCAGCAGTACAGGCACGTATGTCCGAAGTGCGGCAACGAGCAGGTGATCAGACCAGTGATGGTGGCGTTTTGATCTACTGTATCGACTTTGATGGCACGATCGTAGAGCACGAGTACCCGAAGATCGGTGCTCCAGTGCCCCATGCGATCGAGTGCCTGAAAGCCCTGACTGATAGCGGCTGCTACATCATCCTGTGGACTATGCGTAGTGGGGAGTTCCTGAATGACGCAGTTGAGTATCTGGAGAAGCACGAGATACCGCTGTGGGGCATCAACAAGAACCCTGAGCAGGACTGGTCCACCTCACCCAAAGCGTATGCCCAGAGGTACATTGATGACGCTGCCATGGGGTGCCCACTGGTGTACCCACCGATAGTGACAGACTCGTGTGAGACCACCCCGATACGACGACCCTACGTGGATTGGCCTGCACTGTTCCCAGAACTGTGCAACGTGACTTATGTGGATGAGATCATCGGCACCAACGCCTACATCGACGGAGAGTTACAGCCCAAGATGGAGGGCATGACATACAAGACTGTCTGCTGCCACAAGCACGCCACAGTGTGGGAGACGTTCTCAAGGATGATTGTCTGTGCTGACTGTGGCGACAAGCGATGCCCCAAGGCACTGGACTGTCAAGAAGGCAGGTGCATGAATGAGTGACCTCATTCAACGATTGCGGGATGGCACCGTATCTGGGGCTATGGATTTGAGTCGCTTAATGCTGAAAGCCGCCGACGAAATCGAGCGCCTGACTGCCGACAATAAGTGGGCCGGGGAGCAACTTATCAAATCTGGTGAGGTTTACAGAGCAGAGATCGAGCGCCTGAGCGCTTTAGTGGCCTTGCAGAGAAAAGATATGAAGCAAGCTATGGACGATAACCAGCGCCTAGAGGACGCAATGCGTCAAATAC